GGGCGAATACAAGCCGATTCACACTTTCACAGGGGAAAGGCTTTAATGATGAATACGCCACAAGACGTGAAAAGAGCGCTGTTAGGGATACCGCCTCAAGTGAAGTGCAACCACCAAGGATTCATCGTGCCCACGCTGTTAATCCCACATTTAATCGAAGTGCCGCCACAAGAAAAGCCGGTGGAAGGCGAGGCCCCCAAAGCGCCCGCGGTCGTTCAACTCTACAAAACCATGACGGCCTCTTGTGTAAGATGTGGACAAGTGTTTAACTTTGGAGTGCCGCCAGCGCCGGAAGCGGTCGAGAAGGCCCCGGAGGTTGCACCATGAAGAAAATACCACTTCAAGAAATGTGTATCGGTCAACGGCACGTTTACGATAGTCATCTTTTAGAAACTACTAAGCCGGTTTTGAGATCATTAAGAATTTTGGAGGGAGTAGACCGTCAGCTTTTGTCTATAAGTGAAAAATGCGTAGAAGTAGGTTTAACGGATTTAAAAGACCACATTGTGACGGTTGAAATATCTATTACGCCTAATTTCTTGGATGACGCTCGGAAAAAGTATTTTAATTTATGCATGGCGGCTTCCGCTATGTTTGAAGCGTTGAAAATGCTTGTTGCGGAAGGTAGCAAGGAAGGCCACATTGATCATGGGACTTATTCAGAAGAGGTAACGGGGGAATGTACCGATGAATGCCGGGCCGTTCAATTAGCCATTAAGAAAGCAGAGGGAAAATAATGAGCCATTTCATTCTATTATTTTGCGTCCTCTTTGGGGGATTCTTGGCATGGGCTTGGTGGATAAAAGCGCATACCGGCGATGACTTTGACGCCTTGCGGATTATCTTTGACCCAGTTTTTCAACGTGAATCGAGCGCTCAAATGGCCGAAACACGCCGCCAAGCATTTCAACGTTTTCAAATGAATAACGTGGCTTACGGCATGAACACCCAACAGCAGTTTATAAGGCCGTGGGAGCGCATTTACGTTGATGAAATCGCCGCCTTTACCGATAAGCAATACAAGTATTTATCGGATAAAATGAAACCGTAGTTCCGGGCCGTCCAAGGTGTGAGAAGCCGGGAGCGGTATGGAGATTCAAGGACCGTCGTTGGCCTTGAGTTTGGGGCCGCTCCCCGAAGCCCGGTTGAAAGGTGAGAGATGACAGTGAAAGAATTGATTGAAAAGCTTAAGGACTTACCCGCCGAAACCCAGGTTTATGCCGAAGATTCTCATACTTGGGAAAGAGAAAATCCTGTTTCTGGAACTGAATGGCGTGAATTGGAGAGACTGGGTAAAACGACAGTTCTTTGTATTCTGACGGATAGAAGGTGAGAGATGGCAAATCCTTTGAAAGATAAATCACGCCAAATCAAAGAAATTCTATATGACCGTCTTAAAGAATTGATTTGTGAAGCGGACGCAAACGAGCGCAAAATGGCCGAATACTCCGATAAAGCCCTGGAAGCTCAAGGAAGCTTGGAAGACATGGCCCGTTGGAGAAACGCCTTCCTCGGGGAAAAGACCGTCCATAACTGCCGTGTGAATGAAATCAATTTTTTGCGGGAAGTGCTTGAACATTCCGGAGATGGTCCGAATTGGAAACCCACAACCAAAGTGAATGAGCGGGTTGATTTGATCGTAACGATTGGTAAAAAGCTATGATTCGCCATAACCTACCAGGATGTGGGGACATGGGATCGAGACCGGTTTTACAGCCACGGAACAGCGAGAGGATAAAACGTGCCCGGAAAAGGTAGGCCATTTCAAAAGGGAATTTCAGGGAATCCGAAAGGAAAGCCTAGGCTCCCTGAGGAAGTAAAAGCCTTGCGCCGCCTTACGATTCAAGAGCTTAACGAGGTTGTGGGGCTTACCCTTCGATGCTCTTTCGATGAACTGATAGCGATGAAAGAAGATCCCAAAGCAACGGTTATCCAGCGAATGGCCGCCGCGCTTGCTCATTCAACCATCAAAAGCGCCAACACCGCCGCATGGAACGCCTTACTTGAACAATTCAGGGGAAAACTCAAAGAAAAGATTGAAATGACGGGGAATCAAGTGCAAGTCGTTAAAGTCCAGCTTCCACAGAAACGAAAAATTGAGTGACGAACCAAAGATATTTTATCAGCCTGGGCCTCAATTCGAGTTTGGGGCTACTTCGGCCGACGTTGCGATTTATGGCGGGGCCGCCGGGGGTGGCAAGTCCCGCGCTATTGTCATGGAGCCGCTTCAACACCTAGATAATCCTTACTTCAAGACCGTCATTTTCCGAAGAACCACGACCCAAATCCGAAACGCTGGAGGACTTTGGGACGAGAGCCGCAAAGTTTACCCTTTCGTAAACGGTGAATCGAACGAATCCTATCTTCAATGGAAATTCCCTTCCGGCGCCACCGTTAAATTTGCGGGTCTTGAGCATGACAATTCCGTCCTGGACTTCCAAGGAAGCCAAATTCCGCTTATCCAATTCGATGAATTGACAATGTTTTCCGAGTATCAATTCTGGTTTATGTTCTCCCGTAACCGTTCTGAATCAGGCGTCCCAGGTTATATCCGCGCTACTTGCAACCCTGACCCCGATTCATGGGTGAGAAAATTCGTGGATTGGTGGATAGGAAAAGATGGATTTCCGATTCAAGAAAGATCGGGGAAAATACGCTGGTTTATTCGTGTAAACGAGGTTTTGGTATGGGGGGACACCAGGGAAGAATTGATAAAAAAATACGGTAAAGGGGAGGACATTCAGCCTAAGAGCGTGACCTTTATCCCGGCGCGGCTTGAAGATAACCAGATTTTAATGAAAAACGACCCGTCCTACCGTTCCAACCTACTTGCAATGGGCAAAGTGGAAATGGAGCGGCTTCTCAAGGGAAATTGGAACATAAAACCAACGGCCGGGGACATGTTCGACCGCAACCGCTTTGAGATCGTGGAAGCCTTACCCGCAGGCTGGATAGACCAAATCCGCTTTTGGGACAAGGCTGGGACAAAGCCACGGGAAGGATTGGCGGTGCCAGATTGGACAGTGGGCCTAAAAATGCTAAAGTATCCCAACGGGCTTTACATCGTTTCCCACGTCGAGCGATTCCAGGATGAACCAGGGGAAGTGAACGAGGCCATTAAAAATATAGCGAAACAGGATGGGGTTTCGTGTAGGATAAAAGAGCAACAAGATCCTGGCCAGGCGGGGAAAGAGGAAGCGCAAAACTTTACCAAGATGCTTGGGAGTTTCATTGTCCATACCCAGCCCTTTTCCAAGAACAAGGTTTTAAGGGCGGCCCCGGTTCGTGCCCAAGTATTCGCCCGGAACATCAAACTTTTGCGGGGACCGTGGAACGAAGCCTTTCTCTCGGAACTGGATTCCTGGACCGGCGACAAAGACGAAGTAGATGACCAAATCGACGCTTTCAGTGGGGCCTATAACGACTTAGCGGGAGTTCCAACCATGAGCATGGAAGCGGTGAATCGACAAGCCCGTATTTTAGGGAGACGTTAATTGCCAACTGAAACCCAGTACAAGAAAATACTCATGCCTAGTGGTGACGTGGCCTCATTGGTGGGTGAAGATAGAACATACCGCAATCCGATCATCAACGATAAAAACCTAGTTTCAAACGTCCAAGGGGCTATGGGATTCTGGCAGACCAACCCTTTCGCGGGGCCGCAATCAGCGAACATGCCGGGACAGTCTATCCTTTCCGATATTGACACCTTTAACAAGAACCTCCGCTATTACTTCGTTTCCCAATTCAGGCAGACACTTTCCCAAGCTTACGTTGAATATGGGCTTGTCCGCACGATCATTGACGTTCCCGTGGAAGACGGCTATCGCGGGGGCGTGACGTTTAAGACCGACGAACTGGACGAAGAAGACCTTATCAAGCTTTTAAAGCACATGAAGCGCCGTGGGGACTTCCAATGCTCGATGCGAGGGCAGAAGTGGGGTTCGTTGTTCGGCGGGGGTGGAATTATCTGTTTCGTGAGCGACCAAGACCCCGAAGAACCGCTTGACCTTTCCAAGATAGGGCCAAACTCTAAAATCGAGTTCCGGGCCGTGGACTTGTGGGAACTGTCACCCAATAACATGAACGTGAATGAAGGCGACCCGGCGCAACAGAATCTTAATTACGATTGGTTCCAGTATTACGGCGAGAAGGTCCACAAGACTCGGGTGAAGATGACGTTTGGCGAGGAAGTCCCAAGCTTTGTGCGGCCACGGTTGCGGGGGTGGAAGGCTTCCAAGGTCGAGCGCCTTATCCGGTCAATCAACCAATACCTCAAGCGGACTGATTTAGTTTTTGAAGTGCTGGACGAGTTTAAACTTGACGTTTTCATGATCGAAGGCTGGAAGCAGTCTTTGGCGACCCCTGAAGGCGAGGCCTTGGCCCTCAAACGGATTCAATACGCCAACGGGCGAAAGAACTACCTTCACGCCACTATCCTTGACGTTTTGGACAAGTTTGAACAAAGGATGTTGAACTTCTCAGGACTTGCGGAAGTGGGCGAGGATGGACGGCTTCAAATAGCGTCCGACATGAGAATGCCCCTCACGAAAATCTTTGGTATCAGCGCCCAGGGATTCAATGCCGGCCAGGAAGACCTCGAAAACTATAACATGATGGTCGAGGCCACGGTACGGGAAGCGGCAAGTGACATCGTTATTTGGATGGCTGAAATTCGATGCGCTGAACTATTCCAGGTTATCCCCGAAGACCTTGAGGATGAATGGAAACCTTTGCGGGTGATGACTTCACTCGATGAGCAAACGGTCAAGACGGGCAAGGCCACGATTATCGACAACGCCCGCAACCGCGGCGATATAACCCTTGAAGAGTACCGGGACGCTGTGAATGCCGGGAAACTGATGGACGTGAAGCTTGAAAACTCACCCGCAATCTTGACCGAACTCGAAACTGTTCAAGAAGAAAAGACGGCGGCCGCCACGGATGAGAAAGGTGGTGAAGCTGGCAAAAGCGGTGGGAAAGCTGCCGAAGTACCGAGCGCCAAGGATGCCCCGAAGAAAGGGAAAGCGGTCGGCAATCTATTCCAGCGCATTATGAACGCCGTGGGAGTCCAACCAGGCGGGAAGTATATGTTCGAGTTTAAGAAACTCAAGAACGACAAAGACCCCGAACATGTGGAGACTTACGAA